TCATGGTCCGCAAGGACACCCTGGCCTCCGAGGTGTCGGCCGACGGCGACAACATCGCTGCCCGCTCGACCAGCAAGGGCGAGCAGTACGTCAAGCACGTCGACCCCATCTCGATCTCGGGCACGGTTCCCGTGTCGGGCACGGTCACGGCCAACGCCGGCACGGGCCCCTGGCCAGTCACCGACAACGGCGGCTCGCTGACGGTCGACGCCCCGGTGGGCACGCCGGTCTTCGTCCGGCTCAGCGACGGCTCGGCCGCCATCGCCACGCTGCCCGTCTCCCTGGCCTCGGTGCCCTCGCACGCCGTCACCAACGCCGGCACGTTCGCCGTGCAGGCGGACACCGAACTGCCGACCGCCGCCGCCCTGGCCGACGCCACCGCCAACCCGACCACGCCCGTCGTCGGCGCCATGCTCGAAGGCTGGAACGGGGCCACCTGGGACCGGCTGAAGTCCGACACGACCAACGGGCTCGACGTCGACGTGACCCGGGTGTCCGGGGTCGTGGCCGTGAGCGACAACGCCGGCACGCTCACCGTGGACGCTCCCGTCGCCACCCCGGTCTTCGTGCGCCTGTCCGACGGCACCAACCCCATCGCCACTCTCCCGGTCAGCCTGGCCAGCGCCCCCACCACGCCGGTCACCAACGCCGACATCACCACGATCGCCGGGGCCGTCAAGGCCGAGGACGTGGCGTCCGCCGACGGCCACCCGGGCATGGTCATCCTCGCCCGGCGCACCGCCACGCCGGCCAACACCAGCGGCACCGACCTCGACTACGAGGTCCCCCAGATGAACGCCGGCCGGCTGTGGGTCGACCCCTCGGGCGTCACCCTGACCGTCGCCAGCCACGCCGTCACCAACGCCGGCACCTTCCTGGTGCAGGCCGTCGGCAACGTGGCCGAGGACGCCGCCATCTCGGGCAACCCCGTCATCACCGCCGTGCGGGCGCACTCGGGCGTGCCCACCGCCATGTCGACGAACAACGACGTGGTCATTCCCTGGGGCGACCTGTCCGGCGCCCTGGCCGTCATCCCGCAGGCCCGCCAGGTGCGGGTCACCGCCACGCCCACGATCGCCACCTCGGGCTACGTGGACAATGACCAGATCGGCGGGCTCCAGACCTACACCAACGCCGCCCTGGCCTCGGGCCGCCCCGGGCTCATCGTCGGCGCCACGCTCACCTCCCGCACCGTCACCGCCCTCAACGCCCTCGAACTGTGGATCTTCGAGGCCAGCCCCACCCTGGCCGGCTCGGACAACGCCGCCTTCGACCTGTCGGACGCCAACCTGGAGGCTGCCCGGCCCACGGCCGTGATCGACTTCCTGGCCGCCGACTACCGCAACACCGTCTCGGGCGTCTGGTGCCTGGGGTCGATCAAGGGCGGCAAGGTCAGCGAGCCCTTCGTCACCTCGGGCTCGGCCAACCTGTTCGGCGTGCTCGTGGCCACGGCCGCCCCAGCCGCCCAGTACGGAGGCACGACGGACATCGTCGTGGCGCTGGAGATCCAGCAGTTCTGACGTGGCCTTCGCCGTCTCCGAACTAGCCAGTGCCTGGAACAACGTCGACGGCACTTCGTACGCCACCACCTCGGTGAGCCCGCCAGCCTCGTCGTACCTGATCTTCGGCTACTCCAGCCGGCACGGGACCACCGCCCCCGGTGTCACGCCGCCCTCGGCGTACGGCGGCACCTGGACCGAACTCGCCACCGCCGAGCAGGTCGACGGCATCTCGGCCATCGGCTCCTGGGGCCTCCAGTGCTCGGCCAGCCCCGGCACCGCCGGCATGACGGTCACCGTTGACGGCGGTGTGACCGCCATCGGGCTCTACTGGTTCCTCCTCGGGATCACCGGCCACAGCACTTCGGCCACCGTGATCGACGCCGAGTACGGGCCCACGGGCACGACCAGCACGACCCCTGGCCTGGCGGCCGCCGCACCCGCCCTGGCCGACTCCCGTGACCTCCAGATCTTCTTCGCCGCTCACCGGGCGAACGACGCCACTACGCCCGAGGCCGGCTGGACCGGCGGCACCGACCGGGCCGGCACGCTGCCCAACTACGGCGGCCGGGTCGAGTGGAAGATCGGCTCGTTCGACTCCAGCCCGACCATGACCATCGCCTCGTCCGTGCGCTGGCAGTCGATGTACCTGGAGATCCTGATTGACCAGTCGGCCCCGGGTCCGGTTGGCGACCCCGACAAGGGGTGGGTGCGTAACCGGGCTGGCGCTCTCTGGACCCGGTAAGGTCGGCGCATGACGGGCTTTCGACCGAACCCAGCCAAGAGCGTGCCGTTCCCGTTCACCGAGGACCTGAAGACCGAGATGCCCAAGAACTTCCAGTCGGTGTCCCAGGACATCGAGATCCTGGAGCGGGAGGCCACCCTGCTCGGGAACGCCGGGGGCTATCACCCCTGGAAGGAGATGGTGCTCACCTACCGGGCCAGCAACACCTTCTACACCTCTCCGACGTTCTCCTACGGCAACGACTACTGGCAGGGCGGCCAGTTCCGGCGAATCGGCGACATGGTCGAGATCCGGGGCCTCATGGCCGGCGGTGCCGACAACTCGACCTGGGGCATCATGCCGCAAGGCTTCCGGCCCACGGCTGACCTGATCTTCCCGATGGCGGTGGCGCCGGGCAACCACGCCCGCCACGACATCACCACGGCCGGCAGCCTCATCCAGCGTTACGGGAGCGGCGGGGGCAACAGCGGGTTCTTTACCCTCTCGTGGATGCGCTACTCCCTGGCCTCGGCGTTCAGCGAGGGCTTCTACCAGGTGGGGACCACAGGCGTCCCGTTCCAGAACTCCTGGCACAACTGGGGAGGCACGTTCCACAACGCCGAGTACCGCCTGGTCGGTGACGAGGTTCAACTGCGGGGCCTGGTTGCTGGCGGCGCCAGCGGCACGGTTGTCTTCACCCTCCCGCTCGGGATGCGCCCCTACTCCATCACGCACTTCGATGGCGACATGAGCAACGCCCAGAACGCTCTCGTCCACATCTCGCCCAACGGCGAGGTCAGGGTGTACGGCGCCAACGTCGGGTCGTACGCCAGCCTGAGCCACGTCGCTTTCTCGGTGTCCGGCCAGGGCACCAACGGCTGGAAGTCGCTCACCCTGCTCAACGGCTTCACCCGCTACGCCGCCGACCACCCCCTGCCCGAGTACCGGCTCACCGGCGACGTCGTCGAGTTGCGGGGCCTGATCGGCAAGGGAGGCTCGGTCGCCGTCATCGCAATGGCGCAGATCCCCGACCGGGACGCCTGGCCGGTGCAGCAGAACATGTGGTCGACCCACGCCACGGGCGGGCATGGCCGGGTTGACATAGGTCCAGATGGCGTGGTCACCCTTGTCGCCGGGAGTGGCGACTACGTCGCCCTAAATGGCTTCCGCTTCTCGATGCTCCCATGACGGCCTCCCGTGACCGGCTCCGTCAGTTGGGGCAGTTGGACCTGGGGGCCTGGATCGAGGCCGCCACCGGCCGTGAACTCTGGTCGATCCAGCAACGCATCGCCACCCAGTTGTCCCACCGCCGGGCCCGCATCGTCGTGCCCTCGTGCAACGCTTCGGGCAAGACCCACCTCGCTGCCCGCCTGGCCCTGGCGTTCTACGACGCCTACACCCCTGGAGCCCCCTGCCAGTTCTGCGACCCTGACGGCACCAAGGGCGGCTGCCGGGGCTCGAAGGTCCTGACGACGTCCTCGAAGGAGACCCACCTTCGAGACAACCTCTGGGGCGAGATCCGGCTCACCATCGGCGAGATGGCCAAGAATGGGCTCGAACTCCCCGGCACGCTCCCGCCCGTCGAGACGTTCCTCATGGACTCCCCAGGCAACCACTTCATCCGAGGCCAGGTGGCCACCAAGGAGGAGGGGATGCAGGGGTACCACGCTGCCCACAAACTCATCATCGGCGACGAGGCCACCGCCGTGGGCGAGGACGTGGCCCGAGGGATCACCTCCCTCATGGCGACCGGCGACACCCGGCTGCTGCTGGTGTTCAACCCCACCACGCCGGACACCTACGCCGCCCAGATGACCCGGAGTCCCCGGGTCGAGGTCATCCGCATCACCGCTTACGACACGCCGGCCTTCACGGGCGAGGCCGTGCCCGAGGGCTCGAACCTGACCACGCCCGAGTTCCTGCTCGACCTGGAGGCCCAGGGCATGGGGCCCGGCACCTACGAGTGGACCACCCGTGTCC